TGGCCAAGACCGAGCGGGCTGTCTTCCGGAAGCTTCCTCGGGGTAAAGAACAGGTCTTCGATCACCCGATGCATCGGATTATGTGCCAGTCTCCGAATCCGGAGATGGGGCCGATGGATTTCTTTCGTTCGCTGATGGGTGGCGCTCTACTATTTGGTAATGGCTACGCCAAGATAATTCGTGATCGCTACAGCGGCGATCCGATTCATGCTTACCCACTTCATCCCTGGCGGGTTCGATGCCTCCGCGATGACATGGGGATGCTTTATTATTCCCTGGATGGCTGCAAGCGTATCGAAATCGGGGATATGCTGCACGTCAAGAATTATGGCACTAATGGCGTTCTGGGAATCATGACCATCCGAAGCGCCAAGGAGAGTTTGGGTTTAACTCTCGCCCTTGAGCAGTATGGTGCGAGTTTCTTCGGTAATTCGGCCCTTCCCAAGGGGGTTTTCTATACGGATGGGACCCTCTCCAAGGATGCTGCGGATAGGTTGAAGCAGAAGTGGGATACGATTCATCGCGGGGCCTCGGCTAGTCATCAGACTGCGGTGATGGAGCACGGGTTGAAGTTCCAGCCTATGGCGGTGCCGAACAATGAGGGCCAGTTTCTGGAATCTCGCCAGTTCCAATTGCTCGAAGTCGCTCGATTATTCCGTCTCCCTCCCCATAAGTTAATGGATGTGTCCAAGGGTACGATGAATAATATGGAGCAGCAGAATGGGGAGTATGTCCAAGATTGCTTGATGTCTTGGATTGTCCAGATCGAGGAGGAGTTGAAGCGGAAGCTGACCCGGCCAGAAGAAGTCACTATCTATCCGAAGTTCTTGGTTCGGTCATTCTTCCGTGGGGATATCAAGGCTCGCCAGGAGTTCTATTCTTCTGGTATTCAGTGGGGTTATTTGAATCGTAATGATTGCCGGGAGATGGAGGATTTAAACCCGGTGGATGGTCTTGATACTTATCTGGTCCCGCAGAACTACTCTGCTGCATCGGCATTGGAGACCATGACCAGGAGCCAGCTAACTATCCTGGCGATTCACGCCAAGACTAACGGCGTGGCGCTGGATGATAATGGCTTCCCGATGCTTACGGCCAAGGAAGACGTGGCGAATACTGGAGAGGATGAACAGGCTGATCCGGCTGAACAGGTGGTGCCTGAAATGAACGTGCCGCCTCCCCCAGGACTCGTGCTGCCGGGAACCCAACCCATTGATGACTCATTTTTTGGACGACATCTTTTGAAGCAGATTGAAACTACACATAGACCGCTGCTGGCTGATGCCTTCCGTAGAGTGCTTCGAGTTGAGGCCGATAAGGTGTTGCGAGGTGTTAAGAAGGATACATTCAAGGCGAGTGATTTCTACGCTAATCATGCCGAGCACGTTCGGGCGGTAATTGCGCCAGTGGTTGGTGCTACAGCAGACCTTGTGTGGGCGGTCCAGAAGTATACGCCGACTACAGATGACCGTGCCCGCATCGCTACTCAGATCGGCGGAATTGTCGAACGGCATATCAAGGCTTCTCAGGCGGATCTAGTTGAGCTGGAGGGTCTTGAACAACGAGTATCGAATTGGGACGCTCGGGTTGATTCCGTTGTTGCGGAGGAGTTATCTCAATTGACGGCTCTGCTAATCCCTCGTTCAGAAGAGAGGTACTAATGGCTATCAAACTGAATCAAGAAGGCGTCAGTCATTGCATGCATCTGGCCCAGACGGGCCGGGTCAATCATGGCAAATGGAATGAAGCTTCCGTAGCTCGCAATGAGAAGAACAAGCTCAAATTCCTGGCAATAGATGACAGCTTCAAGCCCGATGAAGTCGGGCACTGGAAATATCCCGTCGTCGGCAATGATGACCACCTCAACCGCAAGGCCCTCGGCAATGCGCAGGGCTACGCCTCCAAGAACGGCGAGACGGCAGTGGCCGAGGCTTGCCAGAAGATCGCGGAAGTAGCCGACAAGGTGCCAGACCACCGGGCCAGCAATCCAGCGGATTCGGGCCTCGAAGTCCGTCTCATGCCCTTCAGGACTGCCGAGTTCCGCATGCAGCAGGATGGGGATAATCTGGTGATGCGGGGTTATGCCGCAGTCTACAATTCCCTGTCAGAAGTCATTAGCGACGACGACGGCAACGAATTTCGGGAGATGGTCATGCCAGGGGCTTTCGATCGCACCCTGGCCAGTGATCCTGACGTTCGGTTGCTGGTGAATCACGATGATTTGCCGTTGGCTCGCACTCGCTCCAAGACCCTCACCCTATCCAGTGATGGGAGGGGCCTGAGTTATGCCGCCAATTTGGACCCTTCGGACCCTGACGTTCAGCGGGTGGTTAAGAAGGTTAAGCGCGGCGATGTGGACCAGTGTTCGTTCAGTTTCCGGTGTCTGTCTCATACTTTCGATCGCTCCAATTCAGAGATGCCGGTGCGTGAGCTTCGGGACGTGGATATTCATGATGGGGATGTATCGGTAGTCACCTATCCGGCTTACAAGGCTACTTTCGTCGGGGTTCGCGGCTATGAGGCTGCTCGTCGGGATTTCCAGGAGTTCCGCAAGGCTCAATTGTCGCAGGCAAGCCGCGATATTAATCACGCCGTCAAGTCCAGTGGGTTGTCTCTGTCCACTGCCGAACGTCTGCTTTATGCGGCTGGCTTGGATTAATTTCTAGCTCTGTTCCTCTGTGTGCAGACCCCGGTTGTGTTTCGCCGGGGTCTGTTTGTATGTTGGCCGAGAAGGTAATTAGCGAGAGAAGGTATTTCCCGGCAAAAGTAGCTTAACGGCATTAGTTCTGATTACTGGCCTTCGGCTGGTCGTCGGGTTGGTGCTGCCGGGCTGCTGCTGACCTTTGGGATGTGGCGGTGCGGGCGATAATCGTAATGGTAAATCACAATGAGTCTCGCAGCTTTACAGGCGAAATATACCAGTCTCCGCGCTCAGATGAACGACCTGACCAAGGCCGTTGCTGCACGTCCCGAAGACCAGCGTAATTTTACGACCGAGGAAGCCACTAAGTTTGATGCGGTCAAGGCGGAAATTGAAACCGTCAAGAAGAACATCGACCGCATGACTTTCGCCGAGGGAGAAAACCGCTCCAGTGCGGCTAATCCTAACGCCCAAATCGACCCGGCATCGGACCAAGGGGATAATCCTCTTGGCATCCCCGAGAAGGATTTGAGCAAGTACAGCGTGATGCGTGCTATTCGCTGTCTGGCGGATCGCAAGCCAGTTGACGGCCTCGAAGGTGAGGTTTCCCGAGAAATCGCCAAGCGTTCTGGCAAGGACCCGCAGGGTTTCTTCATGTACGGTTCGGCTATTTCCGCGATTGAAAGCCGAGCTGCTCACGCTCGACTCGAACGCCGAGATTTGAACCTGACCACGGGTGTCGGCGGCATCAATCAGGCGGTGCTCTACCAGTCCTTCATCGAGAAGCTCCGCCACCGGACTGTTATTGACAAGGTTGGTGCTCGCTTTATGGCGGGTCTGGTCGGCAAGCTCTACATTCCGCGTCAGAGTGGCGCGGGTTCTGCCTATTGGGTGGGTGAAGGTTCGGCTCCTACGGCCAGCAATCAGACGATTGACCAGGTTACTCTCCAGCCGACGACCCTCGGTGCCTACACCGATATTACTCGCCAGTTCATCAATCAGACTTCGCTCGATGCAGAAAGTCTGGTTCGCGATGACCTGGCCAAGGTGATGGGCATTGAGATTGACCGCGCGGCCCTTCAGGGCGACGGCACCAGTAATGCTCCTACGGGCATCGGTTTCGCTGCTGGCATCAATCACGTCCATATGAATGGTGCTGCTCTGGCGTGGACTGACGTTGTGGCACAGGAAACCGTTCTGGCTGGCAACGACATTGCTCTCGAAGTCGAGACGATGGCCTATGTGACGACTAACAAGGTTCGTGGTGCTCTGAAGACCACTCTGCGTAGTTCGGTCGCTAACGCCAAGTTCATTTGGGATGACGACAACACCGTCAATGGTTATCCGGCCCTCTGGTCCAACAACATGCAGACCACCGAAGGCCCGGCTGGCTCAGAAGCTGGTGGTACTGATTCCTCAATCATCTTCGCCGATTGGAGTAATCTGATCGTCGGCATGTGGGGCGGACTGGATATATTGGTTGACCCCTATACTGGTAGTAATACTGGTAAGGTTCGAATCGTGGCTCTGCAGGATATCGACATCAAGATCCGCCACGTGGAAGCCTTCACCATCACTGATGGCGTTCTGGCCTAATTGGCTGGCACTGTTCAGTAGACATTTCGTGATTAAAGATAGAGAGGGACGCGTGCAAGGTGCGTGTCCCTCTCTTCGTATTTATACACCAGAGAGGAATAGTTATGGACTCTGACTTCATCACTGAAGCTGATCTGACTGAGGAACAACGTAAAAACTACGTCCGGATTGAATGGTTGGTCTATCGGCAGATTCCAATCCCAGGCAAGCCATGTCACCATTTTGCGGCACATCCGGGTGAACACTGGTTGATGGATTTGGCTGATGCTAGCTACTGGATCAGGAATGGTTCAGCCAAGTTAGTATTGGAGCCAGAGGCGGAGGAAGCCCAACTACCAGACCCGTTTCAGGACGAAGACGAAGAGTACGCGCCTTGTCCCGTAGAAGTTGCACGATTACAGACTAAACAATTGTTGGCTGATATGAAAGAAAACGCGTCAATGCGGCCATTGTCTAATGC